CCCCAAGCCCCCCCAAGGGGGGCGGGGATGTGTTTGCCGAGTATGCTGGGGAGAACAGAGAGCTTTTGGCTGCGCTTCGGGACTTTGAGCAGATGCGGAAAAGCATAAAGCGTCCCATGACAGACCGGGCAAAGCGGCAGCTATGCACGAAGCTGGATGATGCGGCGTCAGGCTATGAGCGCATCGAACTTCTCAACGAGGCGGTCCTGCACTGCTGGCAGTCAGTCTATCCTAAGCAAGCGCAGGCAGAGAATACTCGAAAAAAGACGTTTGCTGAGATCGCGGCGGGAATGGAGGGCCAGACATGACGCTACAGGAGACCGCACAGATCATGGATATCCTGACTATCGCATATCCGCAGTTTTACAACGGGAAAAATGCGCCTGATCCTCAAAAGGCACTGATCTTGTGGTCAAGCATGTTTGCGGACGATGATGCGGCGGTCGTGGCCGCTGCAATAAAGGCGCTGATCGTCTCTGACCCTGGAAATTTTCCGCCTAGCATTGGGACCGTCAAGGCAAAAGTCAGACAGATCACCGCTCCACAGGAGCGGACCGAAGGAGAAGCTTGGGCGATCGTTGCAAAGGCCGTTCGCAAGCTGGACTGGAACGACCCGGAAAAGGCATATCGGTCGCTCCCGAACGACATCCAGAGATGTGTCAATGACCCATCTGTCCTGGTCGATTGGGCAAAGACGGATGAAAACACGTTTTCGACCGTAATTGCATCAAATTTCCAGCGCAGTTACAGAGCTAGACGGGCGGCAGACCGGGAGTATGATGCGCTCCCGCCGGATATCAAGGCCATGATAGGGTCGATGACAGAACAAAAGAGCCTGGAGGCAGGGAAATGCTGAGTTTTATTATCAACTACCCAACGACCAAAAAAGGGAAGTCAGAATGGAACCGAAGATTTGGACTGAACGCCTATTATGCGGGCAAGCATCCACAGAAGCGGCGGAAGGATGCCGAAGAGCTCCACATGATCGCCCGAGCAGCTATGCATAAAGCTGGGATCAGGAACAGGATGCTAGACCGACCGGTGAAGGTGAGATTTTATTGGGATGACGGCCTGGACTGCGATAATCATGCAGTTTTAGGGAAAGCGTTTCTGGACGCAATGAAAGGCTACATATTACCGGATGATAACCGGAAATGGGTCAAGATGGTGTCGCATGAGTTCTGGGATGGGGGCGCCATCAAGGTCGAGATCATGCCGGGGGGCAGGCCGTATGCATGAAAATCCATGTTGGACCTGTCAGAAAGCATGCGGAGGGTGCTCCTGGAGCCGCAGCTTCTCTCCGGTGCCGGGCTGGAGGGCCAACAAAACGAAAAAACGAGGACAGGGCGGCACAAAGGGCGGCTACATAGAGAGCTACTACATAAGGTCGTGTCCGGAGTATGGTCCAGAGCCAAAGCGGGATATCCCGGAAGAGAAAGGCGGCCAAAGGCTCAAATATGATATCGACAAGGTGATGTTGTTGACCAGGGCCGGAATGACAGAGGCGGATATCTGCCGGAGGATGTGCGGTATGCCGCTTGATACGCTGAGGAGATATAAGGCCATATTGAGGAGAAAGGGAAAGTTATGCTAGAATTAGAGCAAATGGCCCTTCTGGGAGACCAAGAGGCGGCCAGGCAGCTGACGGAGGCGGGGGTGCTGCTGCCATGTGCTCATTGTGGTGGGCATGCAAAGCTTAAGAAGGGTTTTCCAAGCCGACAGATTGCACATTGTAGGCAGGCGGTAGTTCAGTGCAAGCAATGCGGGATTAGAACAGTCACACATCGACAACTTCCCATGGAACGCTGGCAAGATGTAGACCGAGCCGCCATTGAGGAGTGGAACACCCGCGCGCCGATTCTGAGTGCGGAGGAGATGGAGAAAATCTATGGAAAAGAAGATTCTTGATGTGACTTGTGGTGCAAGGTCTATCTGGTTTAACAAACATCATCCGGCGGCAGTTTATTGTGACAAGCGACGGGAGCAGTATCATAACTTATGGAAAAACGCCGGAAACTGTACGCTGGACATCAATCCTGATGTGGTATGTGATTTTACAAGCCTGCCGTTCACAGATAACTCATTCCAGATGGTGGTATTTGACCCGCCACATTTGACTGGCGCGAAGGAAACAGCATGGTTGGTCAAGAAATATGGCAAACTGGACGATAATTGGCCGCAGATGATCCACGATGGATTCCGGGAGTGTATGCGGGTACTGAAGCCAGATGGCGTGCTCATTTTCAAATGGTCAGAGTACGACATCCCAGCAGCGGATGTCTGGAAAGCCATCGGGCAGAAGCCCTTGTTCGGACACCACAGTGGGAAGCAGAGTCGGACTTTCTGGGCTTGCTTTATGAAGTTGGAGGAGATGGAGATGCTGGAGGGGATGGAATGACACGGGAAGAAGCGGTTGAGATTCTGATGACAGCCAGGGAGATGTATCCTGGAAAATCGGTAATCAGGGACGCATTTACGCTGGCCCTCTCTGCCCTCCGCCCCGTCAGCCGGGAGCAGGTGGAGAAGGTGTGGAGGGGTGAGTGGGTAAAGCGTCATAAGCACCGGGGTGGTTTTCGCCGCGTCAAAGGCCTTGATGACATGGGCGAACAGCACGAGGTTACGATTGACGAGAGGTGCGAGTATGACGACCTTTACTGTTCAAAGTGTGGCAAGCAAAGCCCTGACAATTTCCTGAATTTTTGTGGATATTGTGGCGCTCCCATGACGGACGAGGCCGTGGATATGGTGATGGAGAGATTGGAGGCGTTGAAAGATGGACCGGAACAATAAAACTATTCAGTTAGCAAAGAAAGCTGCTGATGCATGGAGGAACACTGACACATATCGTCAAGCGGCTCAAATCATTGATATGCTGATCTCTGCATTGGAGGGAGATATTACCCTCACCCCGCCGAACGAGCCGCTATCGGTTTTTGTACAAGACGATCCAGACCGGGAATATATCGACTATATTTGCCCTGGGTGCAAAGACACCATTTCCCAGCGGCGGCGGGGACAGTTAATGAGCGCTGTCTATCAATGCCGATACCATGACGGGTGTGGGCAGCGGATTGATTGGGGAAACCCGATTCCATACCGCCGCCCGCCGGAGGGAGAGGAGGAACCCTGATGTCAAAAAAAAGAACTGATCCAAGCGGTGATGCCAGAAATCCTCTCAATCAACAGGCCAATAATCGCACCAAGAAAAACCAGAAGCACTTGAAATATGCGCTCTCGCTTATTTTCGGAGTCGTTCTTGGACTCTTGCTTGGCGCGATACTCGAACTCCGCTAAAGCATCTTCGCCACGTGGAGTGAGACGCCAGGATGTGGGATTGATGGATAAATCGTCTGGGGAACCTTCCGTACGATAACTGTTTGGCTCGATATATTTTTGTTCCCGAAAATATCTCATACGACTATCCATTTTCCCGCTGACTGGTCCGGAGCGAAATTTAAGAAGCGCATTGTAGTTTTCATCTGACAGCATATATATCACCTCACGCCGATTATACCACAAGGAGGAAAAAATGGACATTGAAAAGCTGATCGTCAGCCTTAGATCCCCATCATGGCAGGATCTTGAGGACCCGGATGCACCCCTTTTAGAAGATGCCGCCCACGCCCTCTCCACGCTCCAGGCCGAAAACGAGCGATTGAAAAACAAATTGTCCGAATTGGCACACTTGCCGTGTGACGAGCCTGGGATCGGAGAGCGAACAAGGCTGATGGCCGAAAATGCAGAACTGCGGGCCGAACTGGAGCAGATGAAGCGGGAGAATGAGACCCTAAAAGATGCATTACAAAATTGGAACGAGGAGGACTGACATGGAACGCGCAACACAGAAAGATGAACTCGGCTATTATCTTGTTGGGGATGGCATTTACAGTGATGAGGGAACTCCAGAGAAATTCCGGGGTGACGATGTTGACCGCCTCGCCTCCTACGAGGACACGGGGCTAGAGCCGGAAGACTTCAAGAGAACATTCACCGAGGACGCACCGCTAAAACTGACAGGGCAGCTTCTGGGCGTTACGCCTGACCGCCTCCGCGAACTGGCCCAGGCGGACAAGGAGGGCAGATGCTTTGTTTTCAGTTTTGGGCTCGGTTCAATTGCTTACAGGATTTGGGTGCATCCAAGTGGAAGCCCTGGATTTGTGACAGAACACAAGATGAGCACATTGAAGGACTTGATAAATGCAGAGACATGGGACAATGCCTATAGCACTCGCGCCGAGGCCGAGGCCGCACTAAGGAGGGAGCAGGATGGCTGATATTATGATGCTCATAGCCGCTGTTGAGTGGATAGTCTTGGGTATTCTTACCTTTTGGAAGCTTAGGGGATGGAACAAAAAAATAGATGAACTGTACGAGGATATGAAGAAACAGTGGGAGGCGGAGGAATGAA